GCTCATTTTAACATCACATTCTAAACTATGATTCAAATGACAATTTATTCCTAAGCTTAAGTATAGTCTTTACAGTAACAAGCTTAGGTATGTCACTCTCTTTTCTAACTTCAGATGTGTAAAGAAAGCCTTTCCCTGACTTTTCCATGAATAACGACAATCCAAAATCAGTAAATAAACCTTGCGGTCCACCAGGGTAATGAATGCCTAAATAGTGATCTAAGTCCCGATTGATGGAGAACTCAACCATGTTCTCGAACAATGGATGATTTTTACAGTTCTCAAGTTGAGAAATCCACCTACAGGAATCAAAGAGATCAAGCCGCTTGATGAGAGTATTTCTTTCTCTTGACATCATACCATTTAGGGTCCTGAATAATGAGCGTATCCCTCGTATTACACCGTCACTTGATCTGTAATGAACGTGATACATACGTTGACAAAAGGTAACATAATATTGATCAAATGATACTTTTGCTGGATTACAAGTGAATCCTAATGGTTTAAGTAAATCAGAAAGCATGTCAGGTGTTAATCCTGGTACAAACCATACTCCATCATCACCCATAAACGTACCTTCACCATCAACACCTAAAGTTAGACTAATGTATTTATGTAAAATGCATTGCACTAGGTTATCGATTAAATTTGTAAGTCCACTACCTGACGGAACGCCACCATACCTACCGTCTCTAAAAGATCCATTTACATACAGTCCGCATTTCAAGAAGTAATCACAAAGACAATCTAACATTGGATGGGAGCTAGACTGAAACCATTGCTTTAATATATAAAACGCAGTTAGTACCAATTCAGCTGGAACCGAACTGTCGAAAGCACTTGCATCAAAACCAATAAGAGGTTGACGAGTCCTCAATGATTTATTCATCAAACGAGTGATCTCATTTTCGATGGAATCAAAAGACTTGAGCATAGCAAATTCCTTCATTTCACGAAGAATTGGCAGAAGAGCTGATTGAAATGTTAACTCTAACAGAACAATCGAGTGTGGGTACTGCCACACAACTCTTTGACTTGGAATACCTGTTCCAGAGGCTTGTCCACGGAAACCCAATTGACAAGGGTAAGGAAATTTATAAGGGTTATTTAAAATAGCCTTAGCGACATTATATTGATCCTCGCCAGAAATATTACCTTTCTGATTTTCAGGAGGTCCCCAGTTTGTGGTTTTGTCAGCTTCCTTATAAACATTTTCTAAAGATCTGGGTCTTAGCCTTCCCTTGGGTAAGAGAGAACATACTTCAGATACAGCTTGTAAGAAAACAGGTCCATTTACATAAAAGTTCTTACGATTGAAGTATGCTTGTATTCTCGCCTCACGATATGACACTGGCATTTTGATAGAGAGAGGTCCAATCTTATCGATTTCAGAAAACTCCATCTTGCGCAGGTCGGGGTGAAGATCATTAAAGCGTGGACCGAGAAAAGTGAGTAGTTTGTAAGCTACACTAAACCGATCCTCCTTGTCATGAATGAAATAAGTACAATAATCACGATAACTAGGTGCTGATGATCTAATACTATAAGGGACTTGAGAAGATAAGTCGACAACGGGTCCGTTAGGGAGCCAACCAAGGTGACCGCGTGTAATATAGTCATAAGTGACTTTCTTCTGTTGGTGCGTTACGTACATTGACATGTGCTGATACCTCCAGTTAAACAATTTTCATCTGACTAACTGCTAAAATTAGTAATGTATCTGTGTGTCGACACACTCGTTGCAGACTAAGTATTATGACTAAGTACGGCGGGTACTTAATTAATTCACTGGATCAACT